CCGCACTGCAACGGGTGGTCGGTTTTATACATCTCGAACCAGATGTCACCTTTCTGAGTGCTTTCAAGGATGCCATCCTCTCATCAGTTTTCTTTGTCAGAAATCAATGATGGAGGAAAAGGGGTGTGGTGGCAATTAAGAGGTCAACGAAGCCCCTTTTGGCGCATGTTGCCACGTTCCTTGTTCTTTGGTTTCTGCTTCTGTTTGTTGTTCTGGTGCGCCTTGTACGCTGAGTGTGCCTTCTTGGCACCATGAAGGGCCAAGTTAACGGCCCCCTTTGCTAGTGCTGAGGTAGCCTGTGCCTGTAAGAATCCAGCGGGTATGCGAGCAGCGTACCCTGCTATCAATGGGGCGGCAAACTTCACGCCAGAGGATAACATTCTAAGAATCGCGGCGTGGTTGTTGTTCTCGTAAAAGAACCCGGCCTTCACAACAGCTAGCATTGCAGCATGGTAGACTTCCATCGGTATGCGCGAATAATCCAGGGTGTATAACGTGGAGATAGTTCGAAATTCCCAATGTGTGTCCAGTGTCAAGGCCAGTTGTGTGTCATCAGTGCTGTCTAAGTCGGAGCAAATAATACAATTGTAATATTTGGCCCCCAGATCCAGTACTGGCCTCACAACAGGTTTTGTTGACACTAGTGTCAAAGCGGCAATATTCCCTTCGCCCGTGCCGGTGTCATTCACGTCCACCGTCACGTAGGGAGTGACAAACTTTAGGCTTTCCTGGTCCGGCGCGGTGAAGGTGTAAGCCCCTTTCTCAAGTGCCCCGAAGTAACGTGTGTCGGGATTTGAGGTGGAGACGCTCACAACATCAGCGTCATGGATGGTTTGCCCTGCATTGGGATTGAACAGTAATCTGGAGGATTGAACTGTTCCTTCCTTGTTTAACACCTTCGACACGTTTGTTAATAGCAAGGCCGATGAATTGAGTCGCGTAGATTGAAATGGCGCGACAGAATTGTAATACTCCGGGTTAATCGAAGTTGGAGGCAATGATAAACAACGAAACGTGGTCGGGGGGCTGCTTTCAGGTATGTGTGCTCCGAGCCTCGATAGTCCTAGCACCGGATAACACCCTTTGAAAATCACATTTGCCCCCGGCAGATTATTGTCCACAAGACGGACAAGTCCACGATATGTCAGCGTTTTAATTCGCACCAGTGACACATCCGGGTGTAGTGGGATTGCTCCAGTGTAATCCAAATTCGACCAATCGTATGACAAGACAAGCTCCTGAACAGATCCGTCACCACTCATCGCTTCGATGGTAATTGTGTAATCCAGACACAACTCACCATTGGAAGCGTTTAGGGAAATAACTGGAGCGTCGCTGTGATATGTCCTAATCAATCCCTGACCAAGTGGGTTGGCCCCAAAAGGCATAGGCCCATCCGCGGTGATCAACCCAACACAGAGAACATCCAAGAAAGGTTGCGATTTACCCCGGGAATCCAATACCCGTGGAACCATGAACCAGTCTTTTCCATCGAGTCTTCCTGCTGGAAGAGTTTTGTAATAATCGATGGGGTAACATTTGTCGAAGTCAACAGAGTGGACTGTGTTCGGGCCGGAGGTTGAGTCCGCCAGATAGATGGCCTCTCCTCGAACGAAAATGGTCCCATCAAAAGCAGCGGGATGTAGGCCCCAAGTGTGTTGTAGAAGATGCACAGAATCTAGCAACAAAGGGGCGGCTGGGTCGCGGCTTAGGATGAATCGTTTGCGTCCGGGAATGTTTAAAGTGTCCAGGTCTCCGGGTGGGACTAATTTATCGTCCTTCAAACTCTCTGTGTTCTGGTACCGGTATCGGAATAGGGCAGTCTTGTCGATAGAGGGGTACGTAGGTAAACGCACTGGAGCACGCTCATTTGGGAGGCAGATAGTTTGAGCTACCTGGTCCAATGATCTAAGGCCCGTGTGTGACATTACTCAAGCAGTTCGTCTCTGACTGGCAACAAAACAGCAATCAAAAAGGTTGTCTCACGACCGTCGCCTACTTGTCGTCACGGTTACAGTAGAACTGCAACGCGTAATCCTCCAAGTTGTATGGAAGACGGTCAATTTTCTTAATGTTTCCCACACTACGATGAAGGTCGTATGTTGGGGGGGAAACCGGCTGTGAAGCCCCGAAGTGGGTGGGTGTCTCGTACGACAACACGAGACA